AGACCCGATTACGTTGACATCTGGCACATTTACCGCTGGTATTTACAACGTAACATCAACGACATTTGTGTCAAACAATTCAAACACTAGAACTCTCAATATGGGTTCTGGAACTTGGACTCTGTCGTCTACTGGATTAATTTGGAACATAACAACCTCAACCGGCTTAACTCTTAATAAGCAGACGTCGAATATTGTTTTTGCAAACACAACAACGTCTACTAGGTCTTTTGCTGGTGGCGGTTTGTTATATCCAAAAATTACGATTGGTGGATTGACGGGGACGTCTACTTTTACATTTACTGATAGCAACAATACTTTTGATGAAATTGCAAGCACAAAAACTGTTGCACACACAATTTCTTTTGGAACAACATTTCAAAGATTTGCCAATTGGACTGTTGCCGGAACATCTGGGAATGTTGTCACCGTGAATGGAACAAGCGGCTTCAATCCGGGTCGTTTAATATATACAGGATCAACAAATGTTGATGTTAATTGGCTTTTGCCATTTTCTATCAGAGCCTTCAACTACAGCAACACTTGGTATGTTGGGCAAAATTCTGTAATTGCTGGAACAAGCCAAGGTTTGATCTTTTCCTCCGCGCCTGTAAACTCTGGCAGGTTTTTCTTGATGTTTGGATGAAAAATGAACGAGCAACAAATCAATCTCACCGTAACCGTGCGCGAGGCTGACGCAATCCTTGCGTCCCTTGCCAAGCGCCCCTTAGAAGAGGTCATTGACCTGTTCATCAAGATCAAAAACCAAGGCGCGTCTCAGATTGCTCCTGCCGAACCAGAGGCAAAAGACGGAGGCCCAGATGAGCAATGAGAGCATGGAGACAAAAATGGCCGTTCATGAGGCCATCTGTGCCGAGAGATACGGGCGCATAGACGCTCGTATGCAGGAGGGAGACCGCCGCATGACGAAGATCGAATACCTGCTTTATGCGGTGATCATTGCGGTGCTGTTCGGGCCGGGCGTTGCGGCTGATGTTGTCAAAAAGTTGCTGGGCCTCTGATCATGAAAGACTTTGCCGAGGCCTTGGTCGCGGCAATTTTGATTGTTGGCATTGTTATTTGGACGGTCAAAGTGTTTGTTGAGGTGCTGCGATGATTGCCGAACTTGCTGCTGCTAATGCGGCCTTTGCAGTAATAAAAGGCGCTCTAAACAACGGCAAGGAGCTGTCTGCGCTTGGCTCACGAGTGTTCGACTACTTCGACAACAAGGCGATCATTCAAGAACGGGCCACCAAGAAGGGCGGCGGCAGCGACATGGAAGAATTCATGGCGCTGGAGCAACTCAACGCGCAAGAAGTGGAGCTGCGTGAACGGATGGTCTACGAAGGCAGACCCGGCATGTGGGGGGACTGGCAGAAGTTCCAAGCCGCTGCTGCCCGTAGGCGCAGGGAGGCCAAGGAAGAAGCCGCCAGAGAAGCAAAGAGGCGGCAGCGGCAGCTTGAAGACATGGTGGAATACATCGCCATCGGTGTGGGGGTCGTTATCCTGACTGCCCTGCTGGTGGGCGGCATCGTTCTTTACATGAAGCATCTGAGATGAGTGAAAAGCCTGAGTCCATCATTGACAAGGTGCTGACCTATGTGGACAGCCCGTTCAAGCTGTTTGCCATCCTCATCATGGGTGTGGTGGCGTTTGCCGGGTACTTCCTTTGGCAGAACCAGACCTTCATGTTTGACGCTTACAAGGAATCGAAGAAGCTGCCTGAGATCAACCATGCCCGTGCTGACGATGCAAGTTCCATGCTGCTCAAAAAGACGGGGGCCACTGTTGTGGCGGTATTCAAGGTCAACCCGCTGTTCAACAGCCGGGTGCTGTACAAAGCCTACACCAAGGACGGGCGCGACAAGACGATTGAAGACATTGATGTGGGGCTGTTCAGTCAGAACTCTGCCAACAACGCAGATGTGGTCAAGCTGATGACCAACGAAATCCCTTGTGGCGACTACCGCTACGCTCAGTCTGAAGTGGGCTTGTGGTATTTGGATAAGGGCGTGACGTTCACTTGCCGGGTCAGCGTACCACCAGACAGCCACCGCTTTGTAGGACAGGTCACGGTCGGGTGGACGGCTCCACCTGAGAACATTGAGCAAGTAAAATTCATGCTGGAGATCGCCAGCGCCATGCTAACCAAAAGGGGTAATTGACATGTTTCCACTCGCAGCACTACTGGACGTCGGCGGCAAGCTGATCGACAAACTGATTCCAGACCCCGAGGCCAAAGCCAAGGCGCAGCTCGATCTGGCCAAAATGGCGCAAGACGGTGAGTTGGCCAAGATGGCGAACGAAACCGACCTGTACAAGACCGAGCAAAACAACCTCACCGACCGCTTAAAAGCAGATATGGGGTCTGACTCTTGGCTGTCCAAAAACATTCGCCCTATGACCCTTCTATTGATTCTGGGGGGCTATTTCACATTTGCCATGATGTCAGCGTTTGATTACGACACCAACAAATCGTATGTTGAGCTTCTGGGGCAATGGGGGATGTTGGTGATGTCGTTTTACTTTGGTGGCCGCACTCTTGAGAAAATTATGGACATGAAATCTAACAGGCAAGAAAAGGAGCAGAAATGAACTTGACCCCACACTTCACACTCGACGAGCTGACAGCCTCCGAGTCAGCAGAGCGCAACGGCTGGGACAACACGCCCAGCGATGCCGAGCTGGACAACCTCAAGCGCCTTGCCAACTTGCTAGAGCAGGTCAAGGTGGTACTGGGCGGCAAGCCCATCATGATCAATTCGGCCTTTCGGTCCAAGAAGGTCAATGACGCCGTAGGCAGCAAAGACACCAGCCAGCACCGCATCGGGTGCGCGGCCGACATCCGAGTGCCGGGCATGACTCCAGACGAAGTGGTGCGCAAAGTCATCGCCAGTGGCATCGGCTACGATCAGGTCATCCGCGAGTTTGACCGCTGGACGCACATTAGCATCCCAAACAGCGAGGACACCAGCCCCCGCAAGCAGGCGTTAATTATCGACAAGGCCGGGGCTAGAGCATTTGCCTAAAGCTGCCACAGGACCTAAAATCAGCAAAAGAAAGGGTGTTGCCACATGACAGTCGCCGCCGTAATGACGTATGACAGCTTGGTCGAGAACATCCAGTCCTATCTGGAGCGTACCGACGCCGCCACGCTGGCCAAAATACCCACCTTCATCATGTTGGCCGAGCAGGTCATTGCCAGCCAGATCAAGTTTCTGGGCAACTTGACCGTCAACACCAGCACCATGACGCAAGGCTTGGCCACCATTGTAAAGCCCGCCAGATGGCACAAGACGGTTTCTATGAACGTCACGGTGGCCGGAAAGCGCCAGCCGGTCCTGCTGCGCAAGTACGAGTATCTGCGCGAATACTGGCCAGATCCAACGACACAAGATGTGCCCAAATTTTATTGTGACTACGACTACAGCCATTGGTTAATTGCCCCAACCCCTGCTGCTGCGTACAACTTTGAAGTGCTGTACTACGAGCGTGTCCAGCCGCTAGATTCGAGCAACCAGACCAACTGGTTCACAACCTACGCGCCGCAGGCTTTGCTGTACGGTTCCCTGCTGCAAGCAATGCCGTTCCTGAAAAACGACGAGCGCATTGGCATGTGGCAACAACAATACGATCTGATCATGCAGACCCTCATGAACGAGGACAAGCTTCGCGTGGCTGACCGGCAAGCTATGGCGGTGGATTCATGAGTTTTATTTCCCCATTCACCGGCGACGTCATTCAACCAACAGACGTCAGTTACCGATCGTTCACCATGGCGGCCAACACGACTTTGTCGTGGCCAATCAACGGAAACGCCACGGACAACTACGCTGCCCGCATCATGGAGGTTACGGCCACCACGGCCGGTCTTTCGCTTTTCATGCCGCCAGCCAATCAAACCTCGGTGGGCACTGATGCGCTGATTTTGAACACTGGTGTTCAAACCTTCACCGTTAAGGACAACGCGGGCGGCACAATCGTTTCGATTGCAGCAGGCAAGGCTGAGTACATCTACGTTACCAGCAACTCCAGCGTTGCAGGTACATGGGGCATCATTGCATTTGGCGCTGGCAGCTCGGGGGGTAATGCCGCCAGCTTGGCTGGCCTTGGCTTGTTGGCCATCTCGGCAACCTTAAACCAAAGTCACCCAGCGCAGAACATTTCCAACGGTTACACGTTTCTGACCACTGACCGCGCCCAGTTGAAGGTTTGGAGTGCTGGAACAGGATCTGCAACGCTTCCGCTGGCATCGACCTTGGGTGACAACTGGTTCATGATGTTTAAGAACAACGGCACGGGTTCTTTCACAATTAACACCACTGGTGGTGAGCAGCTTGACAACAACCTGAGCAAGTTGTTCAACCCCGGCGATTCAGCATACGTTGTCTGCGACGGCAGTGAATTTTTGACGGTTGGATTTGGTGCGCAAAGCAGCTTTGGCTTCAACGTGCTGGTTAAGAACGTGACGGGCGGAGCTTACGCGCTGACCGCCAGCGAGGCGTCCAACATCATCCAAGAGTATGTTGGCACTTTGTCCTCCAACGTAACGGTGACCTACCCGCCAATTGTGCAGCTCTACATCGTCAGCAACCAGACAATTGACAACGGCTTCACCTTGACGCTGACCACGGGAATTGTGGGCGGAACCGTGGCCATCATTCCACCGGGCCAACAGGCCACCGTTATTTGCGACGGCACTAACTTTTTGAACGCCAACACTGTTCAAGCTGGCGCTACGGTTGTGCAAGTTTTGGACGGCTCTGTGGGCGCTCCGTCAATCAGTTTTGCCAGCGAAACCAACACTGGTATTTATCGCCCATCTGCTGGCCATTGGGCCGTCACCGTCCTTGGTTCTTTGGTGCTGGACGTTCTTTCATCAGGCGTCGATGTGTACGGCACAGGCAACTTCCGCAATGGCATTTCTGGAGGGACGTTCTGATGACTCAGAAGGTTTTTGCGCTTGACACCAAGCCCGGCATCCAGCGGGACGGAACGATCTTTGACAAAGAGTTCTATAACGACGGCCGCTGGGTTCGTTTTCAGCGCGGTCGGCCTCGCAAGATGGGCGGCTATCGAGAAATCATTGCCAACTTGGCTGGACCGTCTCGCGGCATTTACGTCAACCCTCAGAACAGCTTTACGAACGTGTTCAGCGGGTACTCTGATGGCCTTCAGCGGCTCCCAATTAACAACAATGGTGTGGGTTCAGGTTTGGGCGATTTTGCGTTGAGCGACTTCTCTCCAAACGTCAACAACCTTTGGCAATTTGACGGCTTTTTTGATGTGTCTGGATCTGGGAATAGCTTGTTGCTGGCGCACCCCGGCCAGAATTTGGCTTTGACCGACAGCTCAACAAACACCCCCGTTTTGGGTGGGCCTATAAATGGCTTGACCATGAGCAAGCTGGGAGTTTTTACTGACAACGCCACCACGGTGAGCGGCAACACCACTATCACACTTGCGGCCAGTAATCCACTGATTGGTGCTGGCCAGACAGTAACTGGCTCGGGCATTCCCGCCAACACCACAGTGGTGTCTGTCAGTACAGTTTCAGTTGTGATTTCAAATCCAGCCAGCGGCAGCGGCACAGCGCTTCTCACTTTTGACAACAACGTGTCGGTCTCTGGTGGGGTGGTTACGCTGCACCCTTACGTCTTTGTTTACGGCAACAACGGCTTGATCAGGAACTGCTCGGCAGGCAATACCAACGACTGGGTCACTGCGGACGCCAACGAGGTCAACGTGGCCACGGGAAAGATTGTCTCAGCCCTACCCGTGCGAGGCGGCTCAAACGCCCCTTCTGGCCTATTTTGGAGCCTTGATAGCTTGATCCGTGTGTCGTTCATTGGTGGACAAGGAACGCCCCCGCAATACTGGCGCTATGACTTGATCTCGAGCCAGTCGTCAATTCTGTCTTCGCAGTGCGCGATTGAGTACGACGGCATTTATTACTGGGTGGGTGTTGACCGCTTCCTGATGTACAACGGTGTTGTGAAGGAAATCCCGAACAGCATGAACCAGAACTACTTTTTTGACAACCTGAATTACGACCAGCGCCAAAAGGTGTATGTGGCCAAAATTCCACGGTTTGGTGAAATTTGGTGGTTCTACCCCCGTGGGGCTGCGACAGAATGCACGGACGCGATTGTCTACAACGTGCGGGAAAACACATGGTATGACGCTGGCCAAGCCCTTGGCGCTCGCCGCTCTGCTGGTTATTTCTCGCAGATCTTCCACTTCCCCATTAATGCAGGATGGGAAATCAACGAGGTGGGCGGCGTCAACGCCATTACCATCACGGGTGGCTCTGGGTACACCAACGGCACTTACCTGTACCAAAACCTTACAGGAGGCTCAGGAACGGGCGCTATTGCCACGATCGTGGTGGCTGGAGGGGTTGTCACCAGCGTAACATTTAGCGACCGTGGAACCGACTATTTGGTGGGTGACGTCTTGACGGCCGCAATCCCTGCTGGCGCTGGTTTTAGTTTTACCGTCAACACCATTATGAATTTCGTGTCCTTATGGCAGCACGAGGTCGGAACGGACGCCGTCAGGGGTGTTCTTGCCAACGCCATTGAGAGCTACTTTGAGACCAACGACCTTGGGTGGGTTTCTGGCGGACCTTCGCAACCTTCCCCCATGGGCGAAAACAAGTGGATTCGCGTGGAGCGTCTGGAGCCTGACTTCGTGCAGGAGGGAACCATGGAGCTGTACGTCACAGGTAGGCCGTTTGCCCAGTCGGAAGACAGCACCACCGGCCCGTACTTTTTTGAACCTGACACCAACAAGATCGACCTGCGTGAGCAGCGCCGAGAGCTTCGCCTTAAATTTGTCAGCAACGAGCAAGGTGGGGATTACCAGCTTGGCAAGGTGCTGATCGGGGCAGAGTTTGGCGACGTCAGGGGCTACTGATGGTTGGCGGCCCAGTCCTTGTTTACGACCCAAGGAACCACGACTTTGTGTCGTGGGCGTCCCTCATGGTCGAGCTGTATTCAGCGCAAAATTTGGAGATTCCAAACGATCGAACTGACTGGCTCGCGTGGGCAAATGGCTTGAAAGGTATTGACGTGTTTGCCAACGAAGGCGTCCCAACAGGAGACGCTTTCGATAACTGGCATGATTGGGCCGAGGCCTTGGTGGCAGCGGTCAACCCGTCAATACAAACAACGTAATTTCAAAACCAAATGACGTCCAAAGCAATTCACCCCGTCAGCTCAAAAGAGCACATGCTTAGTCCAACGGACATTTTTGTCGTGGCTTCGCATGAGGACAAGGCCAGCTTGAAGATGATGGTGAAGCCCGCCAAAAAGGCTCACGTCAGTCCTGAGCGCATGCTTTATTCGGCCATGATCAAGATGTACAGCAACAAAGCTTTGATCAGAATTCGATCTGGAAACACTCTGTTCACAATTGCCGCCTTCGAGGGCCGGGTGGGTCTTGTGAATGCGTACAACGGAGACACCGCCGAAAATTACGTCTCAAACATGCAAGAGTTTTTGGAGTCCTCACGCAAAATTGGGTTTGATTTTTTGATTGCTTTCACGCACACGCCTGAAATTGTCAGGCTCCTCAAGGCTGCTGTGCGCAGATCAAAAGACCCGGAGGTTAAAACTCACTTCAACAGTCAAGGGGGCATCTTTGTGGTTGCCACTGGAAAGAAAAGAGCCTAACGTGAGTGATTTTATTGAAGACACGCTTGATTTTGTTTTTGAAGACGTTCTTGGAGCCGTGGGCGACGTAATTGAGGGCGTCGGTGATGTCATTTTTGATGCGCTTGAATTTGTTGGGGACACCGTCACCGCAATCATAAAAGACCCGCTGCCAACGCTTTTGCAAATTGGTGGCTCGATGATTGGCATTCCGCCATATGTGACCGCCGCCGTCATCACGGCATCACGCGGCGGCGACCTTGAAGACGTTGCCAAGTCTGCTGCCATTTCGTATGCGTCGACCGAGCTTATGTCTAACACGCAGCTTGGCGCAGACATCAAGAACTACACCGTCAATCAGTTTGCTGGCGACTTTACCGACACCATGATGGAGAACTTCAACCTGACCCCAGATCAGGCGGTGCAAGTTTCTCGAGTTGCAACAGCAAGTTTGAATTCTTCTCTTGTCGGCGGCATCAACGCGGCATTGAGCGGCAGGTCTGTGATGGACGGCATTGCTTCAGGCTTCCAATCTGGCTTGGTTTACTCGTCGACTGACAGCTATTTTGACTCACTCAACAAGGACCCTAACTGGGGCTTCAGTCCTCAAGCTTTAAACTTGATGAAGGGCGCAACCAGCACCGCCCTGAACACCGTTGTAAGCGGCAGGGGCGACCCATCGCAAGCCGTTGGAAATTACATTGCATACGCGGCCATCAACTTGGGAACATCCAAGGTGTTGCAGAGCGCAAAAGACGCCTACAACGTCTTCACAACGAACACGGCGCAGGCTGAAGAAGCTCAAGACAAGTACACGGCCGCCAAAGCTGTGTACGACACCAAGATTAAAGATGGAGAGAAGCTGCGCAACGAGATCAACCAAGGCGCTGAAGACTTCAAAGGCTTTGTTGACAACCAATTCACGCCTTTCAAAAACGCTTACGAAGAACTTGTGGGCAGCCTAGACGGCGCAATCAATGACTACAACTACCAGAAAAAACTTCACGAAGACAACAAGTACGCGTACAACAATTACGACCAGCATTTAATAAACAGTGGGTTCCAATATTCGTATGACTACGAATATGGGTTACGGTCTTATTACAAGTACATAAATCCTCGTTATGTTACGGAATATGATGAGTACGGCCAGCCGTACCAAAGGCTGGTTGTCGATGGTTATGAAAACCCCCCATCCCAGCAGGAATTTATAAATGCGGCTAACGCTGCGGCTGCCGCTGCAAATAGTGCCGCCAAAATAGCCCATCAGACCAGCACTGCTGCGGACACGCTAATCAAAAACAATCAGCCAATGCTTGACGCCTTGGAATCAAAGAAGGCTGAAATTGAGGCGAAGCAAAAGCAGTTTGATGTCATCAAAGCAGACGTAGAAGCGCCAAACGCGGATGGAACCAATACTGCCGCCAAGCTCAAGGCTGCTGCTGACGCCTACCAGACAAAATACGACGCTTGGTCAAGGACAAAAGAAGCCGCCGACCGATCTGCTGAAAACTACACCAAGGCGCTGGCTGAGGTGGCAACACGCGATGCCCTGATTGACACATTGAACAGCGGCTCTCTCAAGGTCACCAGCAAAGATGCAAGCGGCGATTGGCAGCTATCTAACGGCATGACGCTGACCACACAGGGCAAGTTCATTCAGAACGGCGTGCAGGTCTTTGAAAACGCTGCTGGCATCCCTCAGAAGGTCATGGACTTCACCGCCAACGATGGCTCCAATGTTGACTTTGATGACAACGCTGGCCGAGTGATGTCCGAGACCGACGTGAAAACAATTGCCAACCGTGATTTTGGCTTTACGCCAACAGAAGAAGAGGCAAAAGCTCTTGCTGGTGGTGTGTACACAAATCAGGTTACCGCTCCGATTACTGAGTTGGCGACCAAGAAGGCACGAGACACTTATTTTGCCGTCACAGGCAAAGAGCCAACAGCGTCCGAGCTTGACCAATTTCGCAGGTCTGGCAACGTCATCAACAGCGCGGCCGATGCTGGCATCAACGGGCTTGACTTGCCGCCTGACTATGTTTCTCCCGGCGCTTCTGTTGATCAGAAAATATCGTTTGGCCAAGCATACGCGGCCAACCGTGCTGCTTACGGCAACGGCGCTGTCTTTACTTGGAATGGAAAACAGTACACCACCGAGGACAAGGAAGAGCAATCGGACCGCCTTGATCGGCAACTGAGGGACGCTCAGAGCCGCATCAACTTGATGCCTGCCAACGAAGTTGCTGGCGCAGGCCGTGGCTTCCTTGGTGGCCCGCCCGCAGGCGTTGAGAACATCTACTACGGCAAGAAGGACGACAACGTCTACGTTGACACTCGCACCTTCGACGCCATGGGCAACGTCACCAGTGGCTCCTTGCGCCTTGCTGACGACAAGACTGCAACCAACGTCCGCGCTACCAACGTCATCGAGCAGCTTGCGGCAACAGGCGCACAAGGCATAGGAGATTGGCTGAAGAGTTATGCAACCACCGTGTCTCTTGCCTCTGGTTCTGACATGAACAGCGTGACTTACAGGTTGGGCAAAACGATTGAGCAGTGGGGCAAAGACCGGGACGGCGCAGATGTTGTTGCGCAGACAAACAACATGAAATCTGCCGTTGAGGCGGCTTCCAAAGAAAGTAACTTTTTCAAGCAGGGCCAAATGATTGTCAAGGCCGCTGCGGACAACCCTATAGGGATGATCTCGTTCTTTGGCAAAGAGATTGTGCAGGAAACCCCCGGCTGGGCGGTTGGAGCGCTTGGAGCTGCTGGCGTGGCGGTGTTCGGTGGAGGTGTAGGTGCTGTTGCTTTAACGGCTGCTGGCCTTGCTGCCGCCATGGACGGCCTTGAGGCCTTCGGTTCGGGTGGCAGGGAAGCATACGACGCCTTGAAAAAGGCCGGTGTTCCAGAAGCTCTTGCGAGGGATAAAGCTATTTTGAACGGCTCGATCCACGCCGCCGTTATAGCGCCTGCGGAATTCATAGCCGATAAAACCCTCTTCAAGGCTTACCTGACCAGCGTGACTGGCGGAGTCAAAGAGTACGCATCCAAGTACGGTTCAACAATTGCAACAAATGCTGCCGCCGAATTTCTCAGCACCGTTCCGTCGGTGCTGTCTACGCAGCAAGTAACGACTGGCAAAACCGACCTCAAGGCAGCAACTTCGGAGGCGTGGTTTTCGGCAATTGTCAGCGCTGGTACAGCAACCACGGTCCTCGGCCCTGCCGCTATAAATGACGCGGCCGTAGTTGCAAAAGATTTTGCTGGCAACAACGTGACTCTTAAAGAGTTTATGAGCGGTTCGCGTGACGTTAACCTTGCGACGTTGGATTCCTCAGCCACTATTGGGACCATGCAAAACGGCGGTCAAATGACTGTTGGTGGGTTGGCTGCCGTTGGAACAGATCTTGGCTTGAGTTCCACAGAGTTGAAGTCAATTTTGCCACCCAGCGTTACAGATTACAGCGCGGTGGTTTACAAATCTGCCAGCGGTGATCCAGTTACTTTGGCTAACCTCAATTCGATGGTTGCAAAGAATCCATCTTTGGACTTTACAACTGTTCTTGACACCGTTTACAAGACTGGGTCATCAGACTTCAACCTCGTGTTTAGCCCAAGCGTTTTGAATCT